AGTAATTGTTGCTCGATAAATTGTTGCACTTTCATCATCAAGCTAACTTGCTCAGATACATCATTGCCAATCACATCATCTTTTTCTGCCTTAGATGCTGCTTTGTGTGATTCGGTTAAGTAATAGTTCAATAGATGATCACGCAAGTGAAGTGAAATAGGATAAAGGTAGTTTGTAATGATAGCAGGATTTCTGCCAAACAAGGGTGACTGCAAAAATGCCATGTGCGTCATCAAGTGACCTAGATGATCTTGTTTAGGAAGTACATAGATTGGTCTGCCCATTGACGCTGCAACATTTTCGGAAATAGGATCCATATCCTCTTTGCCGGGTTCGGGTTGCAAGTAATCATCAGCCGATAACTTCATGACCGTTAAGAACGCTTCCTCAACTTTGCGTTGATTGTACATCTGCGGGAACAATTGCGAGCGTTGCAAAATCGCTTGGTTTTGTGCAAAGCGTTGCGTTTCACTAAAGATAGCAGGATCACTGACTGGGATGATGTCCATCGGACCATCAAAGTCTGACGGATCAATTTCAAGTCCAGCTTCGTATGCTTTCAAGTCTTCAACGGTTAGGTACGCAGAGTTAATGCGATGCAATACTTTTAGCACGCGATCCATCGAGTTGTGCAAACGCGCATGAATTGAGCTAAATACCACCATACCTTGTTCAATCAACGCCATTGTAGTGCCAACAGGTTGATTAGGATTTTGATCAGACAGCTTCTCAAACGATGTTTGAATCACACCTTTGCCAGCCTCCACTAGGAATCCAAGCAATTGGAACAGTACAGGTGATGGACCGTTAAATGGCAGTGGCATAGCAATCTTGCGCACGTCATCAACCATTGCGCCACCATCAAGCTCAACAACTTCTGTTGGTTGCACATTGATAGTCTGACCGTTAGGACCGCCTTTGAGCTTTAGTAGCGTTGGCACGTTTTGAATGTGCGCTGAATCAAGCAATGCACGAAGCGCACCAGTAGCCGCACCTGACAAACCACCAATCATTTGTGTCAAACTAATTGGATAAGCACCACGCCAAGGAACGAATGGGAACTCAATAATCCAGTCTAGCTCTTTTCTGTTTTCATCGTCCGGCTCCCAGTTTCTGTAGAGTGCAACGCCTTCGCTGGTTGTTTTGTCGATGCTTAAGATATATGGCTCCATGCCATCGCCAAAGTCTAAATATGTGTAGACTTCAAAAATGGTGCGAAGTCCATCCTCGTTGTAGCTGCTTTCCTTTCTGCCTTCAATCTTGTCGTTGGCTTGTGATGATTTGCTATACTCAGGATCACTTGCGTAACCTAAGTCAACGTCGATGTACATGCCAGCTTTAACGCGACGCGCATATTCCATCTTAGTGATGTATTGCACATGTGTCTTACGCTCTGCCGTATAAAAGTTGGTTGCAGCGAACGGCAGGTAAACGTCTTCAATAGCGATAAACTCCGCTTGTGGTCGCTTGTACTGATTGTTCCACATCAACTTGAGATATTGACCACCGCCTAGTGGCAACTGCGTGCTAAGTTGCTCTAACTCACCTCTGAACTCAGGCATCTGCTCAGTTAGCTGCCAGTTCATAAAGTCAGCTTTACGCTGTGCCTTTGCAAGTTTTTCTTTTTCCTGCTCGCCTAGTATCTTTGTTTTGACCGGTCCGTTAGCGGGAAAGATCTCTTTCATCACACGCGCAGAAAAATCCACGCATGCTTCAACCAGCATTGGATGCACAACTTTGTTTGCACCCGTGAACTGTGCGCCACCTGGTGCATCATCACCAAGACCTGTTCTGCGCAAACCTTCTTCGTATTGCTTGTCGCGTTTCTCGCGTGCTTCTTTATCGCGATCAATCTTTTCTAGCAGATCCTCAATCATGTCAGACAAGTCTGACTGATCTACTTCATCGATGATGTTAGCAAAATGCGCTGACTGTTCTTTTTCGTCTTTTTCGTTTTTGAGTTTAAGGATAGCACCGCCATCCTCTGTGTCTTCAACGTCAGATTCTTCGTCAGGATCAAACTCTACGTCTTCACCTTCCAACTCGTCTTCATCATCAATGTAATCGTCTTCAATTTTTTTAGCCATGCTTTGCCTCTCTTATTGATGTGGGTATCTTACCACTTTTTAGTGGTTGCGAATGTGTGGTTATCTGGATAGACACAGCAGCCGGTTCTTCTTCTTCTTGCTCATCCTCCATGCTGTCCATAAATGCTTTCATGATTTGCTCAATCGCATCGTTATGAAGCACGTCAACAATACCACCGTGCGCGTACAAGTCTTCTTCTGTTGCAAAGATGGGTTTGCCTTCTGATAAGCGTTGATGTGCATGGTCAATGGCTTTATGCACAATACTGCGTGGCATGTCTTCACCTTCTTGCAAATGAAGAATAAGACGGATCTCGTCAGGTGTTAGCGTAGGCACCAGCGTTGGTACGTCCATTTCTTCACCATTGATAGGCACGCCAATTGAATATTCAGTCATCACGCCTGTACCGTCTGGACGTTCAAGCTCTCCGAAATAGCCAAGTCCTTTCTTGGTTTTGTCTGGTCTGTTGCCATAACCATAGTCACTTTCTTCGTACTTGTCGTGCAATGCTTTAACTTCACCGCCTTTTGCATAGCCAAGATTTCTAAGTACCTTATCGGTAATAATTCCGCCATAAGGTTTCATTTGTAATGCGCGAATATCTCTTGTTCTTGGATTTTTTAAATCCATCAAACCACGATACTCTGCAACATCTGGCATTAGTTCATATGCACTTATATCTCTATCAAGCATACCTAATCCTTGACCGGGAACACCTTTAGGATATGCACGATGTCCAGACTCTTGAATAATAGGATTGCCAACAAATATTTGACCAACATTTTGTAAACCGGTATCGGGTGCTAAAAGTTGGCTAGGATCAGCAACAGCAAGTCTAGCTTCGCCAATGCTAATCCCACCAGCGTTTCTGTATTTTGTATCAAGATGATTTTTTAATTCTTTTCTAACTTTATCGGGTGTATTTCTAAATTGATCTATACCTTCTTCAGATTCAATCCCTTTAAAGTCTGGAATAAAATCTTTAATGCTTTTATTAACGGCACGTTTCTCTTTCTTGTTCATATTAGCGTTCATGTACTTAAGCATTGTTTCGCCTGTCATGTTCGCATAATCTCCGCCCGTTGGAGCCATTCGCCAAGGCATATAAAGTGGATCAAGACCGCCCGTTCTTGCGCTTAATTCTTTGCCATATTTCATAATGGCGTTAACTGGATCTTTCCCTGATGCCCATACTTGGCCTGGATTATTAAACATATAATCTTGACCGCCTTGTAAATCAACATCAACTGGACGATCATTAATGTAATGTAGCTTTCCAACATTAGTACGATCTGACATAGAAGTTACAAACGGATAGCCTTCATAATTTGCAAGACTAATAATGCGTTTTTCATTTTCTGGACGTGACAACTGCAACATCATGTTTTGCAGTTTTTCTTGCTCTAATTTTCTATCATCAAAACGCAAGTCATAACCTAAATCACCAATTCGTAATTTATGAATTGTACCAAGCACACCACCCGCAGACTCTGGCGCAAACGGCATCGCACCTGTCTGCGCTAGACCGGCAAACTCCATACCTGCTTCAGCTTTTTGTGCGTCAGTTCTAAATATTGGATGCTCCATTGCGTATAGCGGATAACTTTCTTCGTCATAACCAGCATCTTTAGCGGCTGCAAGTTCTGCATCTGTTAGCTGGTCTGTTGCAATTGCATACATATCGTTTAAATGTTGCCCGTAACGCTTTGCCGCTTCAATTGGATGATGTATTGTTGATGCAATGACAGAATCGTTTGGTCCGAAGTTACTACGTTCGTATGCTTTTTTTAGTCTAGCTAAGTCGTCTGCATAACCTTCATCATCTGATAAATCCACTTCCCCTCCTTCTGCCCACTTAACCTTGTCTGCCCAGTACGCGGCACTGCTCTTACCTTTTGCAATGTTCTTTGCATGACGTGCCTTGAATGATTCACGCTTTGCTGTCATGCGATCTGACTCACCTTCTTTTGGCTTACCTGCTGTTTCAGCACCTTGCTCACCAAAGCGAATGATATTCTCTTTGCCATCAACCATTGTTTTCACAATGTGTGACTTGGTCGGATGATTTGGTGTACGTTGTGGTTTGTCTAACTGCAAACTGTCTTTGTCTACTGAGCCGCCTTGTGCGTAGCCTTGATCATCATTAGATAATTTCTGACGCAATGCATCACGTTTATCATACGCCCAATCATACCAATCACTTCCAGTTTTGAAGTCTACGCCTTTAGGCATGCGCTTGGTTTTCATGTACGCACTCATTTGCTTTTCAAGATCATTCAAACGATCTTCATTAGTAAGTGGTTTTACTTTGTTCATGTTGCGCGTAACAACACGCGGCACCTCATCGCTGTACGTCACAAAGTTGCGCACGCCTTCGGGATTAGCAACCTTTGCTTTTTCACCCATGTAAGTTGTGCCTGGTATTCCTAACTCATAAAGTTTTTGTGCGCCTTCTTTACCAGAGCCAAATCGTTGCAAAATAGAGCTGCCTTTTTCAATAGGATCATAATCTAAACCTTCTGGATGATAGATGTCTGGATCATGGCTTTGCAGAATGTTTCTGACGTAATCACTTTGCTCAGAAAGTGGTTTGTCGTAATCAAGAAAATGCTCGATTGACATAGGATCAACTGCTTCGCGCTCTTTTGGAAACTCCATTGACACTTCATACAAGTGCGAACCTTTTTGCTTTTTGTATAAGTTTTCGCCAATCTTTTGTGCTGGCAATCGTTTTGGCAAGTCTTCTGGATAATCCGCATACGATTCTTTAAGATAGTCTGCAACTTCATTTGGACGCTCGTGCATCATGTAGCGTTCATACACTTCCATTGACGGATAATCTTGGCGACGCTCTGCTTGACTGTACAAATTCATCAATTGCTCATCCATCCAGTCATCTTGTGGTGAATAAGTGGTAGCGACATAAGGATCTTCGGTAATGTAGTTACCCCAACCATAAGCCTGCCCACCTTCACCCGTTCCCATGTGTGCTGTGTCAAACTCTTTAAACTTGTGCGGTGATCCGTGATAGCCTTTTATTGCTAATGACGGCCCATTACCCTCATACTTATAAATCAAGTCCTCTAATGGAATATCAGACAGTTTGCCACCAGCAAGTGGATAGTTTTCACGACGTTGCGCCATGTCCATGTCAAGACGATCTTGTGTTGCTCTTGCTTGTGCTTCGCCTGCCAATCTTTTATAACTTTTAATTGGATTTTTATCTCTGCGCAACATTGTTTCAGCTATGCTTCTTCCATTTCTATTTGCTAGGCTTTCCATTTGCAAACGTATATCGTTATTATCAATTTCGCCTGCTTTCTTTTTCTCTAATAAAGATTGCAACAATTCCGATTGTTGATCGTTTGATTTGTCATATACGTTTTGCCAATAAGATTTGGCAAAATCACTTAATTGAAATTCTTCTGGACTACCACCTTTACCCCAACCTTCTTGGTTTTGAATAGCGTGTTGTAATTCATGCAATACAGTGCTTCTTGCCTCTTTTGGTAGCAAAGATGGGTTTAATGTTAAATCCTCATCACCTAAAGAACCATAAGATTTACTATTTTTTTCTTGCATAAAAACCGGCATATCCATAATGCTTTGATTTTCATAATTTTTAGTAAACCCATAAGGGTATTCATTTTTTAATTGATCGTGTTCAAATAATCTTTTTATTCTAACTGGTGCATTTGGCGTTAAAGTGCTGGCAGCTTCATCCCAAGCTGTACTTATGTTTGGAGCCATAAATTGCCCATTTTCTCTGTTTACCCATTTATTTAATGGGATAACATGCGACATTTCTTTATCACTAATCTCACTAAACAAAGTTTTATCCGGCATACGACCAATCAAATGCTCGCGCCACACTTCTGCTGGATCTGCGCCTTCATCTAATTTCTTAGCGGCTAATTCAGCAGCTACTTTGTCCCAGTTTCTTGATTTAGGTCCAATGAATGATAATCCAACTGGCAAACCTTCCGTTGCCTTAACACCTGGTGCCAATGTTGTCAGTGC